CGCTGGCACATCCGCCAGTTTCAGTTTATTGGAGGCGCGCCCGTAACAGTTTATCGCGAACTTCGCCGCATGGCGGACACCGAAACCGCGCATGGCCTGAGCGTGGAATTCGCCGCGGTGCACGATGCGGCCGATGCCGGTCAATGGGCCGACTACATCAATGCCCAGGGCGGCCCGTTCGTTAAACGCGACGCGCTTGCGGTGCGCACCTGGTACCAGCCCGCCGAAAGCTGTAATGCGTTTGGTGAGGAAATCCAGTCAATTAAGGGCGTTTACGCCACTGCCGTTGGTGCTGATACGCCAGTCCTGACGCGGTTAAAGCTATGGAAGCTGGTGCCCAAACGTGCTGAAGATGCGGGCGACGAAAAAAGCCAGTCCGCTTCGTTGTCTTGGAGTTCTGTTAATAACTGTACGGACCCCGTAAGCCGTTTTTATGCCGGAAGTGAGGTATCTGGCGATCTGCGCACAGATCCGTGGCGCAGAGGTCACCAAGGCGAAAGGGCCTCCAGGTTTATCTGCCGGGTTTCGCCTTTACGCATTCCTGGCCCTGTTTCAGGCGACGACAGAGGCGATGCTTCTCCTGCAGCCCAGCCAACGGTGAGGATTTCTTTTTCGCCCTGACGTGACGAAAAGACGGAGTGAAAACCTGCTGTTTTGGATGGGTAAATGAAGAAAATCTATTGATTTTTCTTACGCTTCTGGCGTAAGTGTGCCTTCACCTGCCTGGCAGGCAGTACAACAAAAGTTGATGCCTATCAACATGATATAATTTTTTACGAACTATCTTAAAACGCTTCCACAGTTAATGAATGCTATGCTACTGTATGTATGTACAGTATTTATTTGGGGGAGGGAATTGTGGGAAATGAATTACATGAGCGAGTCATGCTTGAACGCGTCGAACTTATCGCCAGGCTTACCAGTGAAGGAGCCTGCCGGGAGCGTGACAGGGAAATCGCGTTAAATTTGATCGCTGAAATCGCTGCGAACTACACCCTTTCCGATAACCACTTTTCTGTTGTCTTTGCGGCGACGCCTTTAAAAAAATCATGATGGCGACGCGTTCACTGTGACATCAGGACGGTTGTCCGTTGCCTGAGCCATCTTAACGGATGAGAGGGTTCAGGCGCGGGCAACAGCAAAACCAGGCCAGTGCGTTTTATCGCTGACATTGCGTCATGACCGACCGAAAACGCCGGGCATCTGCTGCCTGCAGGCGTTTGCAGCAACCCCTGTTCGCCAGGCGTAGTCTTCCCCCACCTTTACTGAATAACGTTATCCCGGCCGCTTTCCTGACAGCGTTCGCGGCAATCTTTTGGTTACTGCCCCTTTCCTGTTGCTGGCTTACGACCTCTCCCGGTCGTCGCTGTGAAAGCAAATGTGCTCACGTCATCCCAGCGCTTTCGCGACCCTTCCATCGGCGCCCGCATTCAGGGTGTAACCCTCTGCCCGCCTAGCCTTGAGCGGACGACCTTGCGTTGAGCAAGCGCCTGCTGAGGCACACACTACTTCTGACAAGCGGCAGGCACAGCAATCTCTGGATCGCTCTGCGCGAAGGCCAATGCACATCGCGAATCCGGGTTATCTGGATTCGGCTTCAGGGCGGTTTGGTGGCCCGACGGTGCAATTCTCTGACCAGGTTTCTGTTGGCCAACGGGGCCTTTATTGCCTGTCACCACGACAGCGGATGTTCTCAACTTATCGCCTACTCGACCATGGCTTTTACGCTCATAAGGGGCCAATCAATGCTGATTTACGCACAACAGGAAGAAACCGTTGATGAGATCTGCTGGCGTTACTACGGACGCACGCAGCAGGCGGTTGAACAGGTTTATGCCGCCAATCCTGGCCTGGCAGAACAAGGCCCAACATTACCGCACGGATGCAGAGTGGTGTTACCGGAGCTGCCTCAGGCGGCCACGGGTGAAACCCTCAATCTGTGGGATTAGCGCCAATGGAAAAAATCAGTTCTCTGATTAATTACCTCATCGGGATCGTCCTGATGTGGTTTGGACGTCACACACCGCAGGATATCGCCTTTATGGTTGGCTCTGGCGTCGCCGTTTTGACCATGTGCACCAACGTTGCGACGTTTTTTATCAACTGGCACTACCGTCGCAAAACTTACGAGCTACAGCAGCGCAACTTACAGGGGCTTAACTTTGAGCCAGACCGCTAAACGTTGCGCCGTGGCGGCCGTACTGGCCCTGGCCGCGTTGCTACCGCAAATCAACATGCTGAAAACCTCTGAAGCCGGCCTGAAGCTGATTGCCGATGCAGAAGGCTGTCGCACCTCGCCTTATCAGTGCAGCGCCGGCGTCTGGACCAACGGCATTGGTCACACGCAAGGTGTTACCCCGACCAGCGTGGTGAACGAGCGCCAGGCCGCGGTAAACCTGGTTTACGACGTGATGCGCGTTGAACGCGGGATCGACCAGTGCATGCCACGTGAAATGCCGTTCCAGGTTTATGACGCGGTGGTGTCATTCGGTTTTAACGTTGGCGTGCACGCCGCCTGTCACTCAACGCTGGCGGGATTGATCAACAGCGGCCGCTGGCACGATGCCTGCCTGCAGCTTAAGCGCTGGGTATATGTCAAAGGCACCTACAACCCGGGCCTGGATAACCGTCGCCAGCGCGAAATGGCGTGGTGTTTAAAAGGAGCGGCATGATGCGACTGGTTGCACTGGCGATCGCCATTTTGCTTATTGCCCTGGGCTTAACCGGCTGGCGCCTTAGCGTGATGACTCATCAACGGGATGAGGCACAGCGCAGGGTGAGTACGCTGACGGCTGACGTCAGCAGCCGGGACAAGGCGCTGGCCCAACTCGATGCGGATATCCAGGCTAGCCGAAAACGCGAGGCGGCGCTGCGGTTGCTTCAGAACCAGGCCAGCGCGCAGGCGCTCCATCGTGAAACCATTATCAGAAGAGAAACCGATGCCAATCCCGCTTTACGTGTCTGGAGCGCTGCTGCTTTGCCTGCTGACGTTATCCGGCTGCACAGCCGTCCGGCCTTCAGCAATGCCCGAGATTATCTGGACTGGTTGTCCACGCGTGACAAGTTGCCCCATTCCGGAAAACAACCTGCAGACGCAGGGTGATTTGGCGGCGGATAACCGCCAGTTAGAGGCTGCGCTCGCATCGTGCGGGTTGCAGATTGAGATGATTAAAGCGTGCCAGGAGCAGCATGATGTTAAAAGCGACCCAACTACGCCAGGTGCTGATAAACAGCGTTCCGCTGCTTCAGCAAAATCCTGACAACCTGACGATAGCGATTCAGTCCGGAAACCTGGTTTCCACGCTGGCCAGCTCGCTGTCGTTTGAATACCACTTCCAGCTGGCCGTCACGATTACTGACTACGCAGAGGATATCGATCTGATCATGGTTCCCCTGCTGACATGGCTTCGGGAAAACCAGCCCGACATCATGGTTTCGGATGAGAAACGTCGCACCGGCTTTACCTTCACCCTTGAGGCAACCGGCGATGGGCGCAGTAAGGTGAATATCACTCTGCAACTGACCGAACGCGTCTGGGTTGAGCAGCAGAACGGCGCATTACACATCACGCATCTGCCAGAACCGGCTATGCCGGAAAATGTTGAGCGCCCCTGGCAGTTGTACATCAAAGGCAAGCTGGTCAGCGAATGGAAAACATAGCGATAACCCTTATCCGCTGACGCGCTGTTTAGCCATCCCTGGGTAAACGGCATTCGATTGCCGCTTTTCTCCTGCAACGAGAAACTAATGCCATGAACGAGCAAATATTAGAAATCAAGCGCTTGCTGCGCAACATGGTCCGCATTGGCACCGTTGCCGCCATCAATCTGGAGGCGGGAACCTGCCGGGTAAAAACCGGCGATAACACCACTGACTGGCTGCACTGGCTAAGTGCCCGGGCGGGAAGAACCCGTTCATGGAATGCGCCGTCGCCAGGCGAGCAGGTGCTGATCTTAAGCCTGGGCGGTGAGCTGAACAGCGGCTTCGTGTTACCCGGCGTGTTCTCTGACGCCAGCCCGGCGCCCTCGGCCTCTGCCGATGCGCTGCACTACTCTTTTCCCGATGGTGCGGTCATTGAATACGAGCCTGCAACCGGCGCGCTGAAAGCTGAAGGGATTCAGACGGCGACGATCAAGGCGGCTGTCAAAATCCTGCTGGATACGCCAGAGGTGGAGTGCACCACGTTACTGAAAACCGCCACGCTGGAAGTGACCCAGGGCGGCACCATGAAGGGCGATGTGTCGCACAGCGGCGGCAGCTTCGCCTCCAACGGCAAAGTGCTGCATACGCACCAGCATCCGGGCGACAGCGGTGGCACCACAGGAGCACCATTATGACAACAGCACGCTACACCGGCATGAGCCGCGAAACAGGCGTAACCCTCGTTGAGCTGGAGCATATCCGCCAGTCCGTCCGTGACATTCTGACGACGCCGCTGGGATCGCGGGTGATGCGCCGTAACTACGGTTCACTGTTGTCGGCGCTAATCGACCAGCCGCAGAACGACCGGTTGCGCCTGCAAATCATGTCGGCCTGTTATATGGCGATCCTGCAGTGGGAGCCGCGCATCAGCCTGACTGCCATTAATTTTGAATCTGCGTTTGACGGCGGGATGGTGGTGGAAATCACCGGCAACCGTGCGGACACCGCGCAGGATTTTTCGTTAACCGTCCCTGTGAGTTGAATCATGCCTACTATCGACCTGAGCCAGCTGCCTGCGCCAAACGTGGTGGAAACGCTGGACTATGAAACGCTGCTTGCCGAACGCAAAGCCACCTTGATTTCGCTCTATCCTGCAGACGAGCAGGCATCGGTTGCCCGGGTTCTGGCGCTGGAGTCCGACCCGCTGGTGAAACTCCTGCAGGAGAACGCCTACCAGGAAGTCATTCTGCGTCAGCGCATCAACGAGGCGGCCAAGGCGGTGATGGTGGCCTGGGCCAACGGCAGCGATCTGGATCAACTGGGCGCCAACAACGGCGTGACGCGGCTGGTGCTGACGCCTGCGGATAATACCGTTACGCCCCCTGTTGAGGCGGTAATGGAGCGGGATGAAGACTTCCGCGCCCGCATTGCCGCCGCGTTTGAAGGGCTGAGTGTTGCGGGGCCGTCCGGCGCTTACGAATTTCATGCACGCAGCGCCGATGGCCGCGTAGCCGATGCCTCGGCTATCAGTCCCTCTCCCGCCAGCGTCACGATTACCGTGCTGTCCCGCGAAGGCAACGGTGCGGCGGGCAGCGACCTGCTGGCGATCGTGAATGCCGCGCTAAATGACGAAGATGTCCGTCCGGTTGCTGACCGGGTTACCGTCCAGTCGGCTCAGATTGTGGATTATCGCGTTGACGCCACGCTATATTTGTATCCCGGTCCCGAGGCGGAGCCCATCCGTGCCGCATCCGAGGCGAAGCTCAAGGCATTTGTAAACACCCAGGCTCGTTTAGGCCGCGATATTCGCAAGTCTGCGCTGTATGCCGCGCTGCATGTAGAAGGTGTACAGCGCGTCGAACTGGCCCAGCCGGTGGCCGATGTGGTGCTGGATAAAACTCAGGCCGCGTTCTGTACCGGCTACCAGATCACGGTAGGAGGTTCCGATGAGTAAACGCCTGCTGCCAACGGGTTCATCAGCCCTGGAAGTTGCCGCTGCTGAAGCCTGTTCTGCGCTGGAATCCATTCCTGTTCCTTTGCGCCAGTTATGGAATTCGCAGACCTGTCCGGTGGAGCTACTGCCCTATCTGGCCTGGGCCTGGTCGGTGGATCGTTGGGATTCGGGCTGGAGCGAAAGCACGAAACGCAGCGTGGTTGCTGCATCGGAATATATCCATAAACACAAAGGGACGATTGGGTCGCTGCGTCGTGTGGTGGAGCCACTGGGCTACCTGATTCGCATTAAGGAATGGTGGCAAACCAATGAAGCGCCCGGCACCTTTCGCCTTGATGTCGGTGTACTGGAAACCGGTATTACCGAAGCGATGTACAACGAGCTGGAGCGGCTGATTGACGATGCCAAGCCGGTGAGTCGCCACCTGACTGGGTTATCCATCAACCTGGACAGCACCGGCACCGTTCCTGTTGCGGCCGCCAGTTACAGTGGCGATGAACTTACTGTTTACCCCTATACACCTGAAGTTATCACCGCAGGCGGTTCCGGTTACACCGGCGCAGCGGTCCATCTTATTGACCTGACGGAAGTGAGAGCATGACAACGAAATATTTTGCCCTACTGACCAATCAGGGCGCGGCAAAGCTGGCCAATGCCGCGGCCCTGGGAACCCAACTGCAGATTACCCAGATGGCGGTGGGTGACGGCGGCGGTGTTTTGCCTACGCCCGATCCTGCGCAGACCAAACTGGTGGGCGAAAAGCGCCGTGCCGCGCTGAATTCGCTGAAGGTGGATGCCGCGAACAGCAGCCAGATTATCGCTGAACAGATTATCCCTGAAGGCGAAGGCGGCTTCTGGATCCGTGAGATTGGCCTGTATGACGCCGACGGCGTGCTGATTGCCGTTGCGAACTGCGCGGAAACCTACAAGCCGCAACTGCAGGAGGGCAGCGGTCGTACCCAGACCGTGCGCATGATCCTGATCGTGAACAGCACCAGTGCCGTCACGTTGAAAATTGACCCTTCAGTTGTACTCGCCACGCGCCAGTATGTGGATGACAAAGTCATCGAGGTGAAAGCCTACACCGACGATGTGATGAAGAAGCACGTTGATGCGGCCAATCCCCATAGTCAGTATCTGCAAACGGCTAAAGCGCTGGCAGAAATTAAAGACGCGGGGCTGGTGGCGGAGGTTCTTAAAAACCTCGGTTTTGTAGAAGCGGTCCAAAATGAAATTTCGCGCTCTCGAGGCGTTAAACAATTCATCAGTAGCGGTAAGTTCCAGGTGCCTGATGGTGTAACGACTATTTATCTATCCGGATGTGC